CCCAACTTGGCAAAATCTTCCTTTCTCGGGATTGGACCTCGCACCGAAAAGATGCCATCATCTCCCTCAACGAACCCCTCACTTGTTGACCCAAGCCTGGCACACAGGTACTTGAACACCATCAGGTTGGTGAAACCATTTCCAAGTGAGGTACACATGTCCCCTGACATCCGAGTACCTCGTATCTTAACGACGGTATGCGGGTGCCGCCCTCCAAAGCGGCACGTGTTTACGCCGGCCAACGCCGTACGTAGAGCGCGAGTTAGTGACGCACCATTCTCGACATCGGTCAACATATACTCGTACAACTGGAGCTCACACGCCTGCATCAGCTCAGGTACTAATGTTGATTCGAAGTGGGAATAATCGGTTGTAACGACCGGTACCCCGGCATGATAAATAGACATGATCCGCCCAGGTCTATCACACACAGGGGTGTGTTTGATGAATTCAGGAATTGTTGAGTAAACCACATTCTCTATCGCGTGGATACACGGGCCAGACACGCACTTAAAAGCGTCAGTGCGACTATTGATGACTCTCATCTCCTTGTAGTCATCATACGTCTCCCGTTTCCCAAAAGAATTGCATACTACCATTCGCTTCCTATTAAACGAAATGGATTTTTGTTGCTCCTCCCAAGCACGGAGGAGTTGCCGCTGTCGCCACTGCTCATAGTCGGTCTGAGGTAACCAACTTTCCACAGTGAGGTCGGTATTAGACGACAGTGGTGTTAGATGTTCGCGAAGCCAGCTCGATACGAAGGCCTTTAACCCCGCCATCCACGCGGGGTCAAACTCAAGCGCCTTGGTGCCCATGCGCTTCGATATCGACCCATATAAATTGCTTAACCGATCCGGGTCTGGAGCTGGCATGATGAGGCCATCTACGTAAATACCAAGTTCCGCTGCAACAAAGTCGCGGCGACTAGGCACTCGCATCGTCTGGATGGACAGACTTCCCGCTACCAATGCCGGCAACCTACCCAGCTTTGGCACCTCAATGCGATCATACCCAGTATAAACTAGTACCTCCGTGTCACGCGAAGGCCTCAATGAAAATTTAGCAGTCCATACACAGTGCGCCGCTGTGCAAGGAACGTCATGTAGTCGGAGTAGAACATAAGTAAGTCCTGCCGCCATTGGTGCGCTTCCACACCTCGAAAATCAACATTCAAGGTGCGGCGTAGTTGATCCACATAAACATCCACGGCTTTCACGTCCACGGCTAACGTCTGAAACCGCTGCATCACATCATCCAGGATCACGGATGGGAACGAAATGATGCGGATGGTTGGTGAATGTGGTTTGGGCTTCCAGGTCACAGGATCGCGCTCACGTATGTTCATGGGCAGGTCAAATTGGTCATACACCTTGACCTTATAACGCACCCATCTTACGTCACCGCGAACCATTGTATGAGACAGACCATCAGTCGCTCTAACATCAACTGGTCTGACAACTGTTTCACCATCTTTCCCCTTCACTTCTTCCATCTGGGGTATTATGATGTCACCTAGTTTGGTGTACTCCCTCGTTTGTGGCTTGCTAGTGATAAAACACTGGAATAGCATTTTATACCACGGAACATCCTGCTTCGGTTTGAATCTCTCCACACCGGCGCGGGACGGCGGGTCTACTAACCCTGTCTGAGGCATTGATAGTGCACCTACAAATTGACTGGCCTGGTCCAACAACTTTGAAACGGCATTTAAGCCCTCGGGCGAGGGCCTCCCTCCAGCTGACTTGGGGGCACCTTTGACTGGTGCCTCCAACCCTTTTCCCAGTGCAGATAATCGACGCTCTAACTCTGCAGTGTCCCTTCCTGGGTCTGTGGTTCGGCTGGCTCCTGTTTTGCTGTCAGTCGTATCAACGGTGCCCTTCCCACCAGCACCGGAGATGTTGGGCTCGGCGGCTCCAACGGGTTTGGTGGGGGAGGCATTCCCATCTGATACACAAACCGCGCTCGCTGGTGCGGAATCTGCACGCATGCGAGTGGGTGATACGACTCGGAAATTTTGGATTCCCCCAACTGGGAAGTCACAACTAGATAAGGATGCAAATGTGCAACCCTGTGGGGTATCCCTCTCATCGGGCAAAACACGACTTTGAGGTAGTATGTGGGGATATTCTCCGACTGTGATTGGCTTGGTGCGCAGCCTGGTTGTAACGACCCAGGCTCGCTCGGAATTGCTTCGTTGTCGCACTCTGAACCCATAATTATTTGGTAAGATCGGCGTGATTTAGTTGTGGTTCAGAAAAACCCTACCCGGGTCGGGGCGTTTACGCCTGCTACGTGACACTATCGAAGTTCACTCGCCTGAGGTATACACATCAGGTGTGTGCGCCCTCGCCGGGCGCTAGTGTTGGTTCCTTCGG